CATTGGCCGGCCCATACCAGAGCTCGGTGCGCTGGGTGTCCTCTGCGCCTGATGGGAAGCCCCACTTGATGCTGATGCCGAACAGTTCGCTGGTGGTGCGCAGGAAAGCCACCGCCGGCGGTAAGCCAACCTTCCCTTCCAGGTTGGTAAGGTTGGAGCTTTTCCAGATCGACGATATTTCAAACGCGCTCACCGAGCGCACCCGGGCCACGTAGGCGCCCGAGTAAATGCCGGTCACATCCACACTTGCCGCGCCCGTGCGCTGCAGCTTGATCCAGTTACCGCTGTCCTTACGCCACTCCACGTCATACGCGACCGCGCCAGCCACAGAAGGCCACAAGATATTCATGGTGCTGATCGCCAGGCCCTGGTCCACCGAGTAGTTCGACGTGATGGTGACGCTCGCCGGCGCCGGAACGACAGTGATCGGCACAACACTGATAGGCCGCTCTTCCAGCCGGGCACCGGTATCGATGTGATCGAACTTGCTCGGGTCGTACTGAACGGCCGAGATTTCAAACACGCCAGGCTCTGGCCGCGCCACGCTCACCACCCGATAAAGCGGTATGGCCAGGTCGTCAGCATCGAGCGCCCACACCAGTTCGCGCTCTGGCGTAACGGAGTAAGCCACCGTGACGGTGACCTGTCGGCCGCTGACCAGTTGCACGGTGCGCCCCTCGCACTTGCCGTCGGGCAGGTTGAGGATCAATCGATCGCCAGGCTTGGCCTGGGTGTCGCGGTCAAGCGTGATGACTTTGCCGTTTACAGCTGAGATTCGTCCGCCCACCGGCCTGCCAGCAAGTAATTCGTCAGCGATCGGGATCACGTAGCCGGGCAGCGGAATACGCCCGTCGAGGCCAACCTTGAAAGCAACTGCCCGATCCTTGGAGTTGGTGAGCAGCGCCCACTTGCCCCGGCGCTGCGCCTCGGACTCCCGGGTGCAGCCGATGGCGCTGACCTCTAGCGGGTTATCGCCGTAGCGCCGCTGCAGCTTCGCATCAGTCACCGCAGTGACGTCAGTGTCATAGTTGTTAAGCGGGTTGTCGTAGCTGATCAGCGCCCGGGTGTAGCGGGTACGCTCTGATGCGCTCGAATAGGTGAATTTGCCGTCGATCACGTTCGCCCGGGTGTAGGCGAAGTCGAAGTCGGTAGCGCGCGGCATATCCGCCAGCGTGAATACCTGGCCCTGGGCCCAGTAGGTCATGCCCCGGTAAATCGCCGAGATATCGCGCAGCAACGACCAGGCGTCAGCCTTGCTCTGCAGGTTTAGGTTGCAGATGAAGCGAGGCTCCTGGCCGCCCTTCCCGTCCGGCACCAACTGGTCGCAGTACTGCGAGATGCGGTAAAGCTCCCACTTGTCGACCATCCAGGGTTTGATGCGACGGCCAAGGCCGAAGCGGTCGCTCAGGGTAATACCATACGTAGCCCAAACCGGGTTGTTGGTGTAGGCCTCTTTTAGCGTTCCGTCCCAGATGCCGCTGTACGTGCGCGACACTGGATCGTAATTGCTGGGCACCTGCCACTTGCGAGCTTTGCAATGCACGGTCACGGCGGGAATGCTGCGAAACTGCTCGGCAGAAAACTCGATGTACAGCAGCGCGGTGTTCGGGTAACGAATCTTGGCGTCGATCACCTCGGTGAATCCGGCGATCTGCATAGTGTCGGAGATTTTGTTGTTGTTCTGGTTGACGGTCAGGCGCGTAATTTTCATCAACCAGCCAGTAGTCGCCTTTGGAAGATCAATGCGGCGCGTGCGCTCATAAAGACTGGCCTTCTTGCCGTCGACAGCTTCGCTAAGCACCTGCTGATAGGCGCCGCCATCAGTGGCCAACTCAACCTTGTATTCGATCCGGTAGCCATCAATGTTGCCGCTGGCATCTATGGACTGGAGTGCTGGCCAGGCAAAGCGCACACGTACAGCGGAAAGCTGAGTGTTGCTGATGGCTCGAACCCACGGCGTCCCGCTGCGCAACTCGGTACTGATAGTGGTTTCGTTCTCAACTGACGGAATGCCCTGAATATAGGTTTGGTCCACTGCCCCGGTGCGCCACTCCCACTTCACGTTCGGGAAGTTCATATTTCCCTGAGGATCTTGCAACGGGGTGTTGTCCAGATAGATGTCACGCGCAGTCGGTGTGCCTTCGAACTCACCCTCACCAATAGCGATGAGCATCTTGGCAATGGCGACAGAGCGAAGACTGTCCGGGGCTTCCGTCGGCGTTTTTGGCTTGTCTTCGCCGCCCTTGGCGCCGTGGATGTCAACCTTGCGTACTGCGCCCATGCTTTTCTCCAGGCAATAAAAAACCGCCTCATGGGCGGCTGCGGTCTGCGGAAATAAACTACATCTGGTCTTCGGCATAGATGGAGGCGCTAATAATAGCTCCACCCCAACGGCGCTCGCCGATGCAGAGCGGGACCGGGTTACCCGATGCCGTGGTGTTCTTGGCACTGCCGAAGGCGTAGCCGGGGGTGTTCTCGGGCGCAGCGTTGGTCTTGAGGCCGCCGGCCTGCGGGCTGAGCATCTGGATAACGCCGCCCAGCACCATCGATCCGCCCATCATGATCAGAGCGGAACCGAAGGGTGCCATGGTGCCGAAGCTGCCTCCGGTGATCACTAAACCGACGACGATAAGGACAGCTCCGATGATGGTCTGCAACGCTCCACCACGCTTGCTACCGGTGATTACCGGGGCAATACGAATGTCGCCAGCACCGGCAAACCCAAGTTCATTTTCACCAAGGTTTGTCGCGCCCCGGAAGACGGCGAACTCAACGCCCCTCGACTTGGCATTGGACAGAAACCGTTCGAACCCTGGGATCTGAACGCATAGCGCCTTGATTGCTTCGGCTGGCGATCTCACGGCCATTCGAAAAGAGCGTCCGAACTGCCGAAGCTGGCCATAGAGCAAAATCGTAGTCATGGGATGATAGTTGATTGCCAGTGTTGCCATAAAAATCTCCGGACAAGAAAAAGGCCCGCCGAAGCGAGCCTTGTAAGCCATTTGGTTGCTATAGACAGCCCTGAAGAACCGCCAATCGTTTGTTTGCAATCCAGTTGGGCAGCACTACGTAATATTTTGAAACCGAGCCAGCCCCTTCAGGCTGCACGTCCACAAAATATGCAGAGGCCTCTGTGAAAACGGTGTAGCCGCTTGGTCTTCCAGCTTGAAGTGTTGCACCTGGCGTACCGCCGAAAATTGCCTGATTTTGCCATTCGTACTGAACGCATTCCGCGACGTCTTTATCCGACTTTTGCGAATGCAGAACCTTGTAGGGACCATCTTGGCGAGCCTCGTTCATCGTCGGAGGCATACACCCCGCCAGCATCGCCACCGTTACAGCCGCTATCAAAATCCGCATGTCGTTCCCTCTATAATTTCAAATGAAGCCATGACTGACGCGCCTTTAGCTCAAAGGGAACTCATCTTCGTGGGAAGCGATGTAAATGAGCACAGGATTGATTCGCCGCATATCTGCCAGGAACGCTGCGTATTCTGCAGCTGTAGCAGAAGCTTCGGCGACCGTGCCATTTTGATTAAACGATTCTTGCCATGTCTGCTGTTTGAGCCTGAAATCATTCCATGCTTTTTCAAACGCTACGCACTGGGCTTTGCTCTTGGTCGCATTATGCTCAGCAACGCATATCTCTCCGAAATCAGCCGCAATGTTTGCAGCTTCGGCCATTGCTTTGAAGTTATCGCTGACCCCGTCCGCCATCGCAAACGAAGAAAAAAACCCTAACAACACAGCCACGATCGCTTTAGACATTCGCTCACTTCCCTGAGAAAGCTCAACTGTACACTAGGGGTGCGTGAAACAAAAAAGCCTGGTGCTTGGCTGGGCCTTCTCTTAGGTTTTGCGGGACTGGAGCACTGAGTGCCAGATGCAAAAAGCCCAGCGCGGGGCTGGGCTGCCAGATCTTCCATCGACTTTCTCGGAAACCTGCTACTTCAAAATCTCATACCAGATCTGCGCATTAACCAGCATTCTGACGGCGTTAACTTTGTCGATCGCATACTGCGGGGCTGTCTCCCAAGGTAGCGAACTGCCTGTAAAAACAAGCAGCGGCTCATCCGTGCCGCGCTCAAGAACAAGTCGAGCTTTAATCGATGTGAACTCAGGCTTGGCATTCAACGTATCGCGCATATTCAGGCGCTGCATTGGCGGAAGCTGACTCCAGGCAACAAACTCTTTAATCGGCTCCAGCCCAGCTGGAAATGTGTCGCGATGTAAGGTATTACCAAACGTCTTTAAAATTTGCCCCATGTCATCGGTGAAGTCGAGCCATTGATTGTTATCGGCTATCCGTGCGGGCAGCATTCTATTCCGAAAATTGGGGTTAGAACTCAGCATGCCTGACTCACCATCAAAGCGACTGTACTGAATGTCCGTTCGATTGAACTCATAAAAGCGCAGAGTTGCGTACTTGTCGAAAGTCGACACAGCTGAACAGCCAGGCAGCAGGAGCGTGGGAATAGTTAGCCACAGAGCTATCAAGATTTTACGCATTGGGCATCCTTGCGATTCGGGTGGATATAGAAGCTTGGACTCCAAGCACTGTACCCCGGACCTGGCCAGGCATCCAGCGTGGATGGAATGCCAGTGGCGGGGCAATGGCTTGGCGTAGTAGCGTTGCGCCTCTACGGCCCAGCCGGATGAACGTGCAGCGGAGCAGAGAAATGGATTTTGTAGAACGCTTGAACGCAATGTCAGC